TGGGTGGGCCCGGGAGTAGACGGGCCCACCCGGACCAGGTCAGGAACCGGCGGTCGCGGCCTGAACCACGCCGAACGGGTAGCGGGACATCTCCGCCGACTGAAGACGCGTGACCGGGTTGCTGGTCGCGAACGCCACCCGCATGGTGACCCGCAGCGCCACCGAGTCCTGCTGCATCAGGTTCAGCACGACCTGACCCTCCGCGTTGGAGATCACGCCCTGATCGAACATCTTCCAGCTGATGTCCTGACGCATGCCGATGATCGCCTTGGTCCAGTCGCCGGCGATCAGCTCGGCCTCGGTCGAGTCCCACGACCCGTTGGTGACCTCGCTGATCGGGTAGCCGTACAGGTTGCCCGGGCCGGTGCCGTCCTGAAGGTTCGACTGGTAGATCGGGATGCCATCCTGCGACCGCAGGCCGACGAGCTTCCACTTCAGGCCCGGACGGCTGGCGAAGCCGTTGACGGAGAAACCGTCCTGGGCGATCTTTTCGCCCAGCAGCGCCACGTCCTGGCCGAAGTCGTCGCCGGTGCCGGTCACGACCGTGTTACCCGCGGCGACCGCCGACGTGTAGATGTCGGTCGGCCACGAACCCGGCTTGTCGGTGCCGAACAGGCCAGCGGCGTCGATCTTCGCGCCGAGCGCCTCCACGATGCGGGGCCGCACCTCGTCCCAGATGGGCACCTGGGCGTCGTCCAGGTACGCCTCCGGGATCGGGACGATCACGGCCAGCTCTTCGGCGACCAGGTGAACGTTCTTCCAGTCCACGCTGGTGGTCTGCTTCATCCCGGAGTCGCCGGACACCCAGTACGCCATCGGCAGCACGTCCAGGACAGGCTGGCGCTGCGTCTTCGTCGACATCTGCACCCGGCCGGCCCGCTGAAGCAGGAAGCTCTGGGTGGGCATCTCCTGGAGGATCTGAGCCGACACCGGCTCAGGCACCAGCGGGTCGTCAGAGCCGTCACGGGAGATGAGGGAGTCGTAAGGCACGGGGCTCTCCTTTCGGATATGCAGCGGCCCCGGGCCCCGTGCAAGGAATCCGGATGCTGCGAGTGATCAGGGTTTTCAGGCGTCGCGGCCGGCCAGGCGGCGCAGGAACGCGTTGCCGTCCGCCGGGGGTGCGCTCGCGGGCATGGCGCCCGGTGTCAGCGACTCGACGGGGCGCCGCCCCAGCGGGCTGGGGTCGCGTTGCTGGTGTTCGGCGAGCCTGCGCTCCACCTCGGCCTCGACGCGTTTGGCGACCTCGGCCTCCACCAGGTCCGGTAGCCGCCGCTCCACCTCGGCGTCGATCTCACGTGAGAGTGCTTCAGCCGTCTCGCTGATCTCCTCCTCGGTGGAACCGCCCAGACGGTCCAGCAGGTCCGTGGGCAGGTTGTGCGCCGCCGCCGCCATCAGGCGGGCGCGGGTACGCCGCTCCTCGTCACGCTCCCGCTCGGCCGCCTCCGCGCGCTCCTGGAGCCTTTGAAGCTCGCTCTTTTGGCTGTCCTCGAACTCGGCCCACCGTTTGGCGGCCTCCGAGTTGGCCTTGGCGTCCTTTTCCCACTTGCGGGCGTTGTACTTCCAGTACGCCTCCCGCTCTTCCGTCGTCATCTGCGCGACGGGAGTGTTCAGCGGGAAACCGTTCGGCCCAGGGGCGGGCCTGGACGGCTCGGGCTGATCCTGCTGCTGCTCGCCGGACGTGTCATCCAGCTCATCGGCAGGTTCGGCGACCGCCTGCTCAAGCATCTGCTCGGCAGACTCCTCGCCGGTGTCGGGGGCGGACTCGACCGCGCCTTCGGACATACGTGATCTCCCATGTCGGGATGGCCCGCCATGACGGCGGGGGTTCGGGCATACGAAAGGCCGGGCCTGCCATGTCGGCTGGTCCGGCCGGGATGATTGGGGGGTAGGTCAGTTGGTTGTGAGGCTGCCGTCGTCGGCCCACTCAGACGGGATGAGGTGCTCCAGCTTCAGCGCGCGCGCACGGGCCATGATGTGCCGGCGCACCTTCGCCCGCGCCTGCTCCGTGGCGGGCCGGACACGACCCACCGCCTTGATCGCGCGCTGCAAGTCGGCCTGATCCTCGATCGGGAACCGGCCGGCCCGCTCATCCGGTGCGGGTAGCGCTTTGCCTTGGGTGACGAGTTTGCGCAGTTTCTCGGCGTTACGCGGATTCACCCGCATCTCCTTCCGGTCAGTCAGCGATCAGATGACTGCGGGCATGCCGGTTCGACGGTGCTTCAGCATGTATGTCGCTAAGGCGACCGCCCGCTGCGGGGTCCTCAGGAGTCCTTCGGCTGTGTTGCACTCGTGGCAGAGGTAGCCGCGCACGCAGTTCCCGCAGGACTGACTGGTAGGGCAGCAGCCGTGGTCGTGGTCGATTTTCAGGTCTGTCGTGGACCCGCACGCGGCGCACTCTGGCGACGTAATCCCCTGTTTGCGAAGCAGTTCCGCGACGGTGGTCCCGTGCATGTTGGCCGTACGGCAGGGCACACATCGAGAGGAGAGGTGTTTCCCCTCTTTGCCGGTCGGCGTGAAGGCCGACTTCTCCAGCCAGGCAGCGCAGTCAACACACCAGCGCAGGTTGGAGTTGCGGTCCTCGCACTGTCGGCAAGCGGCCGACTTCCTCCGGCCCCCTCGGAAGAACCAGCTCTCGCGGGCCTCTCCGCAGGCTGGGCAGGTGATGGGCGGCTTGGCCCTCTTCTGGGCAGCCTTGTAGCTGAGTGCGTCGAGGCACTCATTCCGGTATCCCGCCCGCCCGCCGCTGCTGCGACTGAACTTCTCGATGGCATGAGGTTCGCCGTGGAAATCGCACCAGAGTTGATCCGGGTTCGCTTCCCGGCATGTGAGGCATGTCGAGAGGGGGAGCCCGGTGGTGACGCCGGGCCACCGCATGTCTGTGATGGGCTTCCGCTCGCCACACCAGGCGCAGGTGTACAGCTTGCCGGGCTTGCGGCTAGGCTTCGCCATGTCGGTCCCCTCCAGCGGGATCGGCCACGCCCCGGGAGTGTTACCAGCACTCGCCGGGGTTTCTTATTCGGATGTCACACCAGTATCGCAGGTCACTCCGACATTTCTGACCATTACCGGGTCCAGGCGTAGACCTTCTCGCCACCGATCAGCGGAGCCCCTTCGGGCCCCTTGATGTGGGGTGCGATCCAGACTGGCCGGTGAACGCCTCGGGACGGATACCACTGCTGACGCCAGTGGCCTTTAACGATCCACTGGTGATGGTACTCGCGGTCCGATTCCTACCTGCGGGGATCAATCCGCAGGGTGCTTATGTGTCGTCGTTGCGGGCTTCCCAATACCGCCGCCACACCTTGCGCGCTTCCGCGCCAGAATGCCCGGCGGTCACCTCGCGCCACTGCTCGTACAGGTCGTCCGCGCGGTCCAAGATGGGGCTCTTCGGATCGAAGACTGGCACTGCCTGACAGCCGTCGTGGTCGTGGTATTTCTCGCCGCCATACCTGACATCACCTGCGGTAACAGCCGATCGATAGACCATTCCGCGGCTGCACAGCATGGCACACCAGGAGCAGGGGTCCCCATCGGACACCCGAGCCCAGCCCAGCGCGTCCTCATCGGCCAGCACCGTGCGCTCCATCACGTCCCGGCCGCCCTCAAGCACCAGCCGGGTAGCCGTGCCGGTCAGCGTGACCCCCGCGCGATCCCGAGCCTCCGCCGGCGGCACACCCAGACGCACCGCTTGCCGGTACACGAACAGGCCGGCCCCGTCCAGAGCCTCGTCCAGGCGCCGCTCGACCAGCTCGCGCGGCTGTGCAGGCTCGATCTCGCCCCGCACGCCGGCCTCGGCGCGGATCCGCTGATAGTAGGGGCCGGTCAGCCTCGCCGAGACGGCGCGGCGGTCCCGCACGATCGCCTTCAACGCCACCTTCAGCGTCCGCCACGACCCGTCAGGGTCGTCCAACGCCAGCAGCGCCAGCAGCATCGTCACAATGTCCCTGGCGGTCGTGGACGCCACCACCCGCTGCTCGGCCTGATACTGCTCGGCAAGACGCCGCTGTTCAGCCGCCGGCATCCGGCAACTCCTGCGGCGACGCCGGCGGAGCCTCGGGGCCGGCCGCGTCCCTCATCTGCCGGTCGATGATCTGGTTGAGCTGCTCGCGCGGATCAGCGCGCTCAGCGGTCTTCTTCCACCGCTGCACGTCCGTCTGCGTCACCCCGGGGATGCGCTCCCACAGCTCCTGCGGCGGCACCTGGAGCATCTGCGCCAGCTTGCCAAGAGCGTCCACGGTGGAGGCCAGAGCGCGAGCCTCGGTGTCACGCCACACAACCTGCGCGTGAACGTCGTCCCAGCCCTTGCGGTCCTTCGCCGCCAGCGCCGCCAGCCGCAAAGTCTGCTCGTGCGACTCGCCGAAGCTCGACTTACGCTCCGAGATCTTCCGCTGAAGCCCCGACTCGGCCGCCGCCAGCGCCTCCGCGGACAGGTTCGCCATCTGGCCGAGCAGGTGATGCGGCGGCGTCTGCGACACGGTCGCGATATGCCGGATGGTCGCCTCCGCCGACGACAGATACCCGTCCAGTGAGGTCTGCCCGAACTCTCCGAATTTTGTGTCGGCGTCCTCGGCCACCCAGAGCCGGCTGACGGAGGCGTTGAACGGCTCCATCGGGCTGCCGTTCTCGTCCAGCGGCGGCGCCATGCCAGTCACCCAGCGCTGACGGAACGCCGCGTACTGTTGCGCCATCAGCAGATTGAAGGTCGTCGAGTTGAGCTGGTCCTGCATCTCGATCAGCGGCTCGACCTCGCCGCGGACACAGTCGTCGCCGTCCAGGTCGTCACCGTTGGTGTAGCGGACGACCGGGCACACTCCCAGCCCGTGCTCCTCCGGGGCCGCGACCAGTTCCAGCTTCCCGCCGGACTTCGCCTCCCCCTCCAGCCGATACCGGAAGCGCTCGTCGTACAGCAGCACCGACCGGACACGGCCCTTCAACGTGTTGAGGGTCGTCTCCTCCACCGCGTACTCGGGCCACTCGTCATCCACCGGATCCCGGTAGAAGGCGGTCATGCGCCGCGGACTCTTCGGGGAGATCACCGGGACGGGCTTGCCCGGCATCACCACTGTGTAGCCGACCCCGTACTTGAGCGCGGTGCGGTGCAGGCCGTGCTGGCGGGCATCCATGCGGTTGGCCTGCCAGGACTCCCACGCCGGCGTGTTCTCATCCGAGCCCGCAGGCCGATACCCGTCCACGTACAAGGCCTGCGCCACCACGGTCACGACCAGCGGCAGCACGTTGACCTTGGCCCGTTTGATCAGCCACCGGTACTCCTGCCGCGCACCCTTCGGCACGTACACGCTGGACGCCTCGCCCCGCATGTAGGCGGCGATCTTTTGCAGCCGAGGCTGCTCCTGCTCCCGCAGCTTCAGCAGCGTCTTAGCGGTGTCCAGGACTTCTCTGTCCGAGAGGGCCAACACGCACCCCCTCTATCGATCGTCAGAATCCGTAGACGCGGCCAGTCCGCTGCTTCTGCTTGCGGTTCTTGAACTTCGGCGACGCCAAAACCAGCCGGCGCACCATCCGAGCGCCGATCACACACACCGCGGCGTCGATCTTCCTCGGCGAGTCCGGCGACTCCTTGCCGATCGACACCCCGTACCGGTTCGGCCGGCGGCGGGCATTCGCAACATGCCGGGCCGTGCGCGAATCGCCGTCATGCGTGAACCGCCGGTCCAGAATCTCCGTCTCGGTCAGCTCGCACGCCTGCGTGAAATCGAACACGTGTCCGCGCATGTCCCACGCGATCGGCTGCGGGTCCTTACCGGTCGGGACCGCCGACACCAGCAACCGGTCCGCGTAGCGTTCCGGCCAGGTGACCTTCGCGAACCCCTCCCACTCCTTCACGTCGGAGAAGAAGCCGAGCACCTGCCACCGGTCGAACATGCGCTCCACCGCCGCGTCCACCTCGGCCACCGGCACGACGGATTCGGTGTCGTGGGACGGGTCTGGCTCCCACACCCCGATCGTGAACACGTGCCCGTCTGAGATGCGGCAGCCGATCAGCGCCGTGGCGTCACGGCTCTTGGATCCGTCGAAGAAGGCTGCGATCTCCTCGCCGTCCGCCACAACCTGCGTCGGGTCCGCGAGCGCGCTCCACGCCTGCGGGGTCGTCCACGCATCCTCCGCCGCAGTCGGCCAGTTCAGGTACTTGCGCTTGGAATCGTCCGGCCTCGACCGCGGATCCCAGATCCGCTCCATGATGGGCCTGATCTTCTGCCAGAAGCAGTCCTCGTACACGAACTCCAGCGCCGCCCGCAGCGACTCCGGGTCACTCATATCCGTGTCCGGCGGCGCCACCCGCGCGTCATACAGGATCTTCGACTCGCCGCGGGTACGACCCTCCTCCTGGGCCACCCACGCATCCCACGAAGCCTCCGCCACCGACCCGATCCCGGGCACCCACGCGTTGCACGTCTCCAGCATCCGGTTACCCGACTTGGTCAGGTTGTCCTCAAGCGTCGCCGCCAGGTCCGGGCCGCCGTTCGACGGCTTCCAGTGCTCGGTCTCGTCCGCGATCACGCAGCTGGACTCGGCGCCCTCCGCCGCGGTCGCCGACGCGGTGATGACCTCCAGCGTCCCCTCGGGCTGCTTGTAGTACTGCGTCTTGCCCGCATCCAGCCCGAAGGCCTGCACCAGCGGTGACCCCTTCGAGGCCAGCGCCCGCACCATCCGCATCGTGTTCGCCGTCTGAGATTCGGCCGTGGCCGCGATCTGCACCAGCGGCATATCCACCGGCTTGCCCCGCACGCCGCCCGGCGCCTTCGGGTCGAAGTCATCGACCCGCACCGGCGCGGTGAGCTCCGCCAGCGCCAGAACCGCGGCGAACGGCGACTTCCCGGAGCCCTTAGCCAGCCGCCGTACCCCGTGATGGAACAGCCAGTTGCCGTCCTCGTCGACCGCGTACCACCACAGCAGGAAACGAACTTGGGATTCCACGAACTGCCAGCGCTGACCCGCACGCGGCCCGTTCGGGTGGCGCAGGTACTTGCGGGCCCAGCCGATCACCTCGAAACCGAGAGTGAACTCCGGAACGCCGGACGGGAGCGTGATCAGCCGGTCAGCGGGCGAGGCGAGCGCGCCACTCATCGATCTCAGCGACCGCAGCCTCCTCGTCCGGGTCGCCCTCCGGTGCCCGCTCCAGCTCGATCCGCAGCCGCCGCCGGTCCCCCTCCGTCGCCGCCAGCGACCCGAAGCCGGACAGGATCGCCGTCAGCATGTGCGCGGTCGGACGCTCCTCGAACCGCTCGATCGCCCGAGCGATGATCAACGCCGACGCCCAGTCCGAATCCGCGTAAAACTCCGACTGGCCTGACGTGCGCAACGACTCATACCAGCGCCGAGCCAGCCCCGACAACTCGTCCGGGCATTCCGGCCCGCGAACCTCACCAGGCCTCACCGCGACGGGCGCGGAGTCGACGTCGGTCTTGTTGCGGCGACGCCGCTGATTGCTGCGCTTGGGCACAGGCCCAGCAGTACGAGCCATCTGTTCCTCCCATGTCGGGACGGCGCACCGTCCCATGCCGGGAGGAGTGCGCTACAACAGCGAGGCAACCGCCTCAGAGATGTCCGCGAGCCGTCTCGGCATGTCGCCGAACGTCCTGCCGGTGATCGCCATGTACCGCATGTCGCCGTACACTTCGATCTTCCGGTCACCGGTTCGCAGTTTTCGGCCGCGCTCAACGCGTGCCAGCCCCCACACGTGCAAGCCCCGGCCCGAAGCCGACACCTGAATCCACGTCGGGGGAAGTCTGTCGAGAATGTCTTGAGCCCACGGCGCCACCCGGTCGCCGTCAAGGCAGTCGTCCAGGTCGATGCAGGCGATCCCGTCGCCGTTGAGGCGAATCACCGGGCTGGCC